GCACGGGAAGTACATTTGCCTGTAAATCTTCAAACTGTGTACCGAACAGTTTAACCGCAGCCGTGTTCTTTGCTATCGGGTCATCCATATTATTTAAGGTATTCACAACTTCGAAGAAGGCCTCCTCGGCACTCTCTCCTCCGGCAGCAAACCGTTTCGTCATTTCATCTGCATTCATCCCAAGTGCCTGAAATGCTTCTATAGTTGTATTGCTTCCGTCCTTTGCCCTTAAGTTAAATTCCTTAACGGCATCACCGACTTTATCAATGGAGAAAACACCTGCTTCTGCACCATTGATAAGTCCGGTAACAAACTGATCCGCTGACAATCCCAATGCGGAATACTGTGCGGAATATTCATTTAAGGTATCGAGTAAATCCCCGTTTTGGTCTGCACCATTCTGTGCGCCGACTGCAATGATGTTATATGCTTCCTCTGCTGTCACACCAAAGTTCTTCATCAGTGCATTGGCAGCACGAGCCGATTCCTGCAGATCATATCCGAAGGTATCACGCAAAGCAAAACCGGACTCTGTGGCTTTCTGTAACTCATCCCCCACAAGTCCGGTTGTTTTCTGTACAATGGATAATCCCTCTGCTACATCCTCAAGGCTGTCACCGAAATTATTGGTATAGACCTTCTGTGCGATTGCACCAAGTTCCTCTAATTCCGTGCCTGTTGCTCCTGTGGATGCGGATATCTGATTGACAGCCTTATTATATTCATCACCCAGTTTTACCAGTTCCACGCCTGCTGCCACAACGGCAGCACCAATGGCAGCTGCCGCTGCTGCGATAGCCGTACCGACTCCTGCGACAACAGAACCGACCTTTTCGAACTTACCGGATGAATCCTCTGCCACATCTCCGCTGTCTGAGAGTGATTCTGCAAAATCATCCGTCTGTTCTTCTGCTTCCTCCATCTCCTGTCCCAGTCTGTCAATGGCATCCTCATTAGCTTTCAATTCAGACTCCATTTTATTCAAATCAGCCTGTGCATTGTTCAGCTGTATCTGCCAGCTTCTGGTTCGGCTATCCGCTTCCCCAAAAGAAGAGGAAGCATTTTCAAGTGCCGCCTGTAAAGTCTGCACCTTATTTTTCTGTGCTTCTATCTCCTTCGTCAGCACACCGTTTCTTGCACTTAAGGACTGGATGGATTTATCGTTTTTATCAAATTGCGATGTGACAAGGTTCATTTCTGAACCAAGCACCTTAAAAGCGGAGTTGATTTCCTTTAGGGCATTTTTAAACTCCTTCTCGCCCTCAACTCCCATCTTGACACCGAAACTCTCAGCCATCCAAACACCTCCTTAGATGCCTTCCGGTATGATATCCTCAATGAAAACCTCCCTCTTAGGCTTTGCAATTCCAAGAAACTGTTTGTGAAGTTCCCATTGATCCATAAGTTCGCCAAGCGGTGTCAAAAGCACTTCCTCTTCCGGTTTCCGTAACTGTGTTACTCCGATATACACGAACCGGGCAAAGCTCACTTCTGGTGGCTCTGCCCGGTCTGTGCGTTTCCCTTTTCATTTTTCTCCGGCATGGATTCCACATGACGCTTCGTGCCTTTTAACATTGCTGCCATGATTGCATCCTTATATTCTGCCAGTTCATACGGATTGGTAAGAAGTTCTATTTCATCTTCTGTAAGAAGCGGTTTCGGTTCATCCCTGTGCTGTAAATTATGGATGAGGATTTCCTGATTTGCCAACAATGCAATCAGCCAAATAACCTCTCCCAACGATTCCTCCATCGTTGCATTCTTTAACAGCTTGTCACCGAGTTTCTCCAAACCGCCATACCGCTTGGTAATATCCTTTGTTGCTTTGGTGGTAAGAATCAGCTTGTGTTCCACACCACCGATTGTAA